TTGGGTCTGAAGTTTTTGGGTCTGTATCTAAACTTGCTTGTATGATTACCTGTCCTGGATAATCATCACATTGAAATCTAATCTGTTGACTGTTGCCTTGACCACCATAATAGCCCACACCTTTTTGCCTAGTACCAACAATAGTTGCTGATGTTCCTAGTTCATGTACTGTTACAGGAATTAGTTCAAGACTGCTGGACTTCATGTTACTGCTTTGCTACTTCTACAAGTACAGGTCCCGGAGCACCTTCACTTGCCAGTTGTGTTATAACGTGTTCAAGTTGAGAAATTACTTCAGCACTTAACAGTTCTCTATCTGGAGCGTCTTCTTTAACTAATTCACTTACTGTGATTTGTATTGATGTTGTGTTTATCTTTGCCATACTGTTATTTATCGCTTTCTAGTCTTGTGACTCATTCATGGTTACTATACCATTTGGATCAACATATGCATCAGCTGGAGAACTTTTTGCTTTGGTCTCTAAAGTAATTTTAGCCTTCTTGCCTTTAAACCAAACATCTACAGTTACGTGTACATTTTCTAACTTTTCAAACAGTATTTTTTTACTTAACGGAATCTTAACTAGTTCGTCAATCTTGCGTCCTAAAGGTCTAGCACCCATCTTTGGATCGTAACCTACACTCACTAAGTGATCTATCATTGCTTCGGTTACAATTATATTGATGTTTTTAACTTTTAAATTTGTACGTAGTTCGTTAATAAATTTTGCAACAATCTTTTTAATTGCCATTGGCTCCAGAGACTTAAATTTTGTTATCAAGTCTAGTCTGTTTCTCAATTCAGGTTTAAAGTAATCCTTTACTGCTTTGTCTTCACTACCTGTCTTTGTTAAGTCTGTGCCAAATCCAATGTTGTTGTTTTCGTTATCTCTAGCACCTAAGTTTGAAGTCATAATAATAACACAGTTCTTAACATCAACAGTCTTGCCATTTGATCCTGTAATCTTACCTTCGTCCATCATCTGTAAGAATATGTTTGCTATATCAGGATGTGCTTTTTCAATCTCATCAAACAGTAACACACTGTAGGGGTTTTTACTTACATCACTTATTAATTTACCGCCTGCTAGATTTGAATCATTATACCCTACAAAACCAGGAGGAGCTCCTAGTAGACTGCTTACTGTGTGTTTGTCTTGGTACTCACTCATGTCATACTTTAACAAGTGCATGTCTAAATTGCTACTTAATAACTTTGCAAACTCAGTTTTTCCTGTACCAGTAGGTCCTAAAAATAAAAACGCACCCATTGGTCGATTTGGTGTGCTTATTCCTGCATAGTTTACATACAGTCTTTCTAAAACCTCATCAATTACATGGTCTTGTCCAAATAGTTTTTGTTTGATATTTGCATCAAGTTCTTTAACTCTGTCGCTAACATTACTTGATACCTTGGTTTCTGGAATATTAGCAATTCGAGATACCTGTACATCAATTTGATTTGCAGTAACAACCAAACCTGGCTGATCTTTTACTCTTTCAGTAGCACAGGCTCCATCAATTAAGTCAATACTTTTATCTGGATTTTTCTTGTCGTTCATATAACGAGTAGCCAGGTCAACTGCTTTGACTATAGCAACATTGTCAATTTGTACACCGTGGAATTTTTCTAGTCTTGGTTTTAGTCCTTGAAGTATTTTTATAGTTGTGGCCTTGTCTGGTTCGTCTATGCTAACTCTATAAAAACGTCTCATTAATGCACGATCTTTTTCAAAACTTTCATAAAACTCTTCCCAAGTTGTACTTGCTATTACTTTTAAATTGCCTTTGGTTATAGCAGGTTTAATCATGTTTGAGAAATCTAAACTGCTTCCGCCGGTAGATCCAGCACCTTTCATAGTGTGTGCTTCGTCTATAAACAGTATACAATTCTTTTTAGATTCTAGTGCAGAAATTACATCTTTGAGTTTTTCTTCAAATTCACCTCTGTATTTTGATCCAGCCAGCAAACTTCCTATTTCTAAACCCCATACCTCAAAGTTGTGTAAAAACTTTGGCACAGTGTTGTCTTTTATTCTAGTAGCCAATCCCTCAGCAATAGCAGTTTTACCAACGCCAGGATCACCTACCATGAGCACATTACTTTTAAAACGTTTTGCTAACACTGTTACAATCTCTTCTAGTTCAGACTCTCGACCAATTACAGGTTCGAGTTTGTCTTCTTTTGCCTGTTTTGATATATTAATACAGTGTTCTTCAAGAATATCGTTTGCTTGGTCAACTGTGATAAGATCTTGTCTGTTTGTTTTTGAATCATTCTGCTGTTGCCAGTGCATTGTAAATTCTTTTTTATCTAGTCCGTGTTTGAGCATAAAGTAACTGGCGTGACTGTTATTCTCACCCATAATAGCAAGCCAAAGATCAATAGTAGCCATTGCACGTCTACCGCTAAACATTACCTGTGTCAAGGACCTATTAAATACTCTTTCCAGTGCGTTGGTTTTTTTTGGATCTTTTTTGGCAGGATTGCTTACTAACATAGCCTGACTATCTAAAAAAAGTTCAAGGTCATGTGCAATTGCTTGTGATGAGGATCCATATGATTCGATACATCTTTTAAATCTAGCATTCTTTACCAATGCTAATGTTAGATGCTCCACTGTAACATAATCATGTTTTTTGTCAACAGCAATCTTGTGTGCTTGTCCAAGTATTTGTTCTATTTCTGGGCTAGGTTGCATATCTATCCTTTGTCTCTGTATTTATTGAGTATTTTTCTTAATAGCACGAATTATATCGTCTGGTATATCATTTGGAATAGTTGCTTTTAGTTTTATAAATATATCTCCAGGATTGTGTCTAATACGGTGCACTCCGCATGCGGCTAATCTCATGACACTGCCGGGATTTGTTCTTGGAGGTATATTTAAATTATAACTACGTCCAATAATATCAACTACTTTTATTCCTCCGCCAACTATCAAGGTCCAAATATCTACAGACTGTTCAGTGTGCATATCATTACCATGTCGTTGCCAATTTGGATGCGGTTTCAGTCTATAGTGAATTACAAGATCAATACCATTTGGACCTAGTTTTGGATAACGTATGTTTTCACCATCAACAACTCCAGGAGGAACGTCAATCTCGATAGTACTTTTGCCTGCTTGCATCTGCAATGCAAGAGCTCTTTTGCCGCCTTGTATTGCGTCTGCTAAATCTATTGCCATTGTGATCCTGGCTTCTTTAGGACGTTGTCTTGCGTTTGGGTGCATACGTTGTCCAAATACATTGAATATAGTATCAAAGTCAAAGGGTTGACCTTGTGTATGCCGAAACCCAAATCCTTGTTGTTGCGGATCTGCAGTACCAAAATGATCATATGCTGAACGTTTCTGAGGGTCTTTTAGTGTCTCGTATGCATTGCTAATTTTGGCAAACTTATCTGAATCACCACCTTTGTCTGGATGATGCTCCATTGCTTTTTTCTTATAAGCTGCCTTGATATCACTATTAGATGCGTTTTTATTCACGCCCAATGTGTTGTATAAATCTGTCATTGTGTAATTGTACTAGAAAAACTTCCATTTGTCAATGTCTTTCTTGACTTTTTCTTCTTCTAGTTTTTCTATAGTGTTGTAGTAGGTTTCGTAACTGCCAATGATTGCTTTTTGTTGTTGTACCAATGCACGTATATCTGAAAAGTTCAATCCAAGAGCTGCATAACCTTCATCAGTTAGTGCAAAGAATGCAATAGTCTTGTCATCTTTTTTTGCTTTAGCAACAACTTCTGCAAAGTTTTCTTCTGTAATGATTACCCAGTCTACAGTACGCATACGCACAACATCAACTGGTGGCAATGTTAGTACGGGTTTGTCTACTGCTTTTGAGCTGACATCAATCTTGGCAACAGGTGAACTACAACTACTGAGTAGAAGTATTACCAGGCCACAACCAAGGACACTCTTTATTGAATGACTTAGCATCTTTTGCCTCCTTCTCTCTAACAGTAAACGGTGATCCGCTTAGTATTTCAAAACATCTTCCTGCATTTTTAGTTCCACCATTGATCGCACGTTGTATAATCTTGGGTTTGTTGATTGCAAGTATTCCTAGATCAATGTTTTCTAGTTTCTCTGCTAATTTATTATTTTGATTTCTTATGTCTGCAAAGTCACTGCTGACTTTTTTAAGTTGTGTATTGACTTTCTTCATATTTTTTTGTATGCTGGCAATTGCTGCTTCGCTTGTTTTTATTGCACCATCAAGTTTTGCGTTGTTGGTTGTAAGTGTTGCAATGCGAGCTTGGCTATCTTTATAGTAGGCATAGGCACCATAGCCAGCACCACCTAATAGTGCTATAACAATTAACATTGCATAAAGTTTAATCATCTATTTGTACTGCTCTCATACGTGCTACAAGTCTGTCTGCACGTTTTGTTACCTGCCTGTACCATTGACTATCAACCATTTCATCTGCGGCACCATTCCAATCCTTTGAGTCTACTCCACGTTTCATACCTTTGAACTTGCTCAATCTTGGACGACCCATGTTAAACATCATATTCGCAACAATCAGTTGGACTTCTTCTGGGAGGTCATTAAAGTCAGGATATAATCGCTCGCAGTCGGAGAGGACGGTTTGGACGTCATTGTCAAAGGCTGAATTGCATCTATCTTCTGAGACAGGTGTTCCAACTTCTTGTCCATATTCAGGATCACTATCAAGCACCAAATGACCAATACCGAAAGTAGGCAAGCCGAGATGGTCGAGGTATATTTTATTAACTGATCCTTCGTCATAAGCAATCTCTTCTCTAAGTTTATCTATGTCCATTTGTCATTCCTTCTATTACGCTGGTATTTATGTACTTTGCGGCCTCTGCATGTGCCTTTTCTAAAGGGTGCCCGTTAGGTCCTATTCGAGTGAAACTATCGCCAAAAGCGACAACTCTATTATAGGGCATTTACATTCCTGCGTTGGTTAACAGATTCTTAATGTCTTGTGCTTTTTTGTCTTTGTTGTATATAGCTTTGGTAGGAAGACCGGCTGCAGTTCTCATCTCATTGAGTTCAAATTGCTCACGTTCTCTATAGGTTTTTGGTGATGTTGGTACAATTAGGTTAAACTGTTCTATAGTAAAAGGCATCTCTTCGCCTTTGTAACCCATGGTCCATCCATCGCCTTCGTACTCTGTTAGAGTATTAAAGTCATCTAACAATGTGGCTAGATTATCAGCCGTGTAATTTCTGCGTTTTAATTCTATGTATACTAGAAATCTATTTGGTTTTACTTCACCTGGGCTCATGTCTGCATCAAGTACAAAGTCATAGCCTTTTTCGAACCAGTTAACCAAATCAACTGCTGCTTGTCTATCTCTAATATAAAAACTTGCAACAACAATCTCATCGTCATCGCCCATCTTTGATGCAAAGTCATCAATATACATTGTGTTCTTTAGCATGCCTGCTAGGTCTTTGTAGCCTAGCCCTTCATTTAAATTAAACTTGGACATCGATATTTGTATCCATTTCTGCTTGTGCGTCTGTATCCATAACTGCTTGTTGATCCAAGTCTTGATCATATGCATCATCTAGATCCTGCAGATCAACTGTTTCATCTTCTAGTTCAATTGAACCAGTTCTTATGTCTGCCATAAGACTCTTTGGCATGATTATTTCTACTAGCCATATGTCTTTCTCAGTTAGTCTTGCAACCTTTGTGCCTGCTTTGAAGTCGCTTGGATTTTTTACTTTCACAGGAACTTTCATCTTGGTCTTCTTCCACTTGACTTCGCAATCAAAAGGCAGTAAACGCATTGCACCTCTTGGGTCTGGCATAAGTTGTTGTGGCCATAAAAATGTACATGAAGTTTTATACGGACCTTGCTCTGGTCCTGCAACTAGTTCACCTAGTTCCCAATTTCTGAATGCAAATATATCAAGTTCATTAAGCACTCGTTCAAAGTCCAACAGTACTTGCATACTGCCATCACTCATGTAAATACCTTTGATGTTGTCTGCAACCATCCAGTAGTCGGAACCGTCTTTGAAAAATTCTGAATCGCTTAGTGACATGTGTGGCCTTTGCTTTTACGTTAACAGTATTTAGTCCAATTATGTTTTGTGGCCGCTAATATATTTAGTGAAGAATACACAGATTTTACACACAGTATAACTTATTTGTTATTGTTTTAAATATTAGTATGGGTAGCAAATAACACATAACCTAGGAGTTACAATGTCTCGAGCTAAACGCAAAGAAAAATACAATCGTAAACAACAAGACAACACCATTAACTTCAACGAAGCATACAAACAACGCAATATAGAACTTCGTCCGAAGTCAATAAACCAAGAAAAACTTATACTGAATCTACTTGATGGCACACAAAATATTGTAGTTGCTACAGGCCCAGCAGGCACAGGTAAAACCTATTTGGCTATGCTCGCGGCAATTAAAGCATTTAGACTTGGTCATTGCGAACGTATTATACTGACACGCCCAGCAGTGGGAGTGGACGATGAGAAACACGGATTTTTACCAGGCGATTTAAATAGCAAAATGGAACCATGGACTAGACCATTGTTTGATGTACTGCGTGAGTACTATTCAGCAAAAGAAGTCACGGCAATGCTAGAAAATCAAACCATTGAAATTTCACCATTGGCATTTATGCGTGGTAGAACGTTTAAGGACGCTTGGATTATAGCAGACGAAATGCAAAACGCAACACCAAGTCAGATGAAAATGTTAATGACACGTATTGGTGAAAACAGTAAAATAGTAATCACAGGAGACATAGAGCAAACAGATAGAACTGTTCTCAACAATGGACTTATTGATCTATGCAAGCGACTAGAAACAAAACGTGAAGGACTGGCAGTTTGTTATATGACCAACAAAGACATACAACGTCATCCAATTATTGACACAGTATTGGAACTATACGCAACTTAAGGTCAGAAAAAAAGGCAGTTTTTACACTGCCTTTTTTGTTTAACTTTTAGCACTCATCTTAAATTCAGGATAAGTTACTATCCCACATTCTTCAATGTCTTGACCTTCGTGTTCTTCTTTTACACTTACTCTTAATCCTATTGTTTTCTTAATAACAAAAAATGTTGCATAACTTGTTATGAATACAAAAGCAAAAATACTTCCTGCTCCAATTAGTTGTGCTACAATGGTTGCATCACTATTTGAAATTGGAACTGCAATCAATCCCCAAATACCCACAACACCATGTACACTGATAGCACCAACTGGATCATCAATTTGTAGTTTGTCTAGTCCTAAGATTGAAAAGTAAACAAGTATTCCGCCTACTGCACCAATAGCAGTACTAGCAATAGCACTAGCACTAAGTGGATCAGCAGTAATAGCAACCAATCCTGCAAGTGCTCCGTTTAAGGCAAGTGTTAGATCTGATTTCTTTGTTAATAGTTTACTTACAATCATTGCTCCAAGTAGTCCACCAACTGCTGCCATGTTTGTGTTTACAAAGATTTGAGCAACTGCATTTGAATCAGCAAGTGTACTAAGTTTAAGTTGTGATCCTCCGTTAAATCCAAACCAACCCATCCAAAGTATCCAAGTTCCAAGTCCGACTAATACTAAGTTACTTCCTTGCAATGCTCTTGGTTTGCCATCTACATATTTGCCTTTTCTAGCACCTACAAGTATTGCTCCTGCCAGTGCCGCCGAAGCTCCTGCCATGTGAACAATACCAGACCCAGCAAAGTCGCTAAATCCTAATTCACTAAGCCATCCGCCTCCCCAACTCCAACTACCTTGTATCGGATATATCAGTGCAGTCATTACAACACCAAAAGTAAGTAAACTCCACAACTTCATCCTTTCAGCAACTGCTCCACTTACAATACTCATTGCGGTTGCAACAAATACTACTTGGAAGAAAAAATCACTCATTGACGAATAGTAAGTGTCTTCACTAGCAACTGTGTTTGCTTCACTTGTAAATAAGTCTCCAGGTGTTCCATACATTATATTGTATCCTATAAACAAAAACATCAAACAGGCAATGCTGTATAATCCAAAGTTTTTAAGAACAATTTCTCCAGCATTCTTTGCTCTTACCATGCCCGCTTCTAGCATGGTGAATCCAGCGGCCATCCACATTACAAGGACTCCGCTCATTAAAAAATAAAAAGTGTCTAGTGCATATGCTAGTTCCATTATAGTGCTCCTTCGTTTGTTTCTCCTGTGCGAATTCGTCTAACAGTATCAACAGGTGTTACCCATATCTTACCATCGCCAATTTTGCCAGTGTTTAATGTAAGTGTAAGTTCTTCGATGATCTTTTCAACAAGATCATCTTGTGTTACAATTTCAAGTTTTATTTTTGGAAGGAAGTCTACAACGTATTCCGCACCGCGGTATAATTCTGTGTGACCTTTTTGTCTACCAAAGCCTTTGACTTCAGTAACTGTTAAGCCTTCAATACCCAAAGTTGATAGAGTATCTCTAGCGTCATCAAGCCGATAGGGCTTGATAATAGCCGTAACTAGTTTCATGGTTTTCTCCTTTGTGGCAAGTACTCCTGACTTGCAAACTAGGTTATGTTATGTGTACAGTACTCCTGACCGCTCACAAGAATATTTAGCCAAAAAAATAGACACTTATAAAAAGTGTCTATTTTCATACATTATAGTCCGTTTGGAACTATTATATAGTGTATTGTTAGTACAATACCTAAACTAGCACCTAGTCCTACCATCATCTTAAAGAAGTCTTTCCCTATTTGCCCTTACCAGACAAATATTTTACGTCTGGTTTTGGTTTGAAATGTTTGTCTATAAATTTTTCTATAATGACTGTTAACCAATCCATACCCGGCTCCTCTTTTTGCTTATATTATTTAAGCAAAAAGATATTACAGTTTTGTTACAAGTCTGTAAAGTTCTTCCCAATTTTTAACTATTGGATAATCAACAGTTTCATTCATGTTGTGTCCATGTTCGATCAGTATTGGTTTAAGTCCAAATCTCAAACCAGCAGTAGCATTTTCTACTTTGTCTTCGATCCACCAACAG